TCATTTCAGATTTAATCTCCAATCCAGATCACCGCGGGCCAGTCCAAGGATCAGAAGTTCCGCAGTGGCAATATTTGTAGCAACCGGAATGTTGTACTGGTCGCAGCGTTTGACAATGCTCATGATATCCGGCTCTACCGGGTCCATCATGACAGGGTTATAAAACAGGATCACCATATCCAGATCCTGACGCTCTACCATCTCCATAAACTGCTTGTCTCCGCCTATACTTCCGGCAAGAAACTTGTGAACGTGAAGACTGGTTGCTTCCTCAATTCTTCTTCCTGTTGTTCCGGTTGCATATACTTCATGTTTGGCAAGGATATTCTTGTATGCAATACAGAAGTCTTCAATCAGAACTTTCTTACTGTTATGCGCAATAATTCCTAAATTCATAATTCACCTCTCCATTCTGCCCTTGGGTTACATCCCTTTTTCCCCTTTATATAGGTAAAATCATATAACTCTGTAACTGATTCTAGCATAACGCCCAAAAAAGTGCAATTTAATTCATGTAAATTCATGAAAAATTAATATTTTCCCCGGCGTTACTCCATATACTCTATTCTTCCCAGCTGTTTCCTGTAGTATAATCAATTTCAATTCCCGGCTGTATGTTATAAACAAAAACATGGAAAGATATCTTCTGGTCTTTAACGGATTCGGCTTCCATTTCCACACCCCGGGCTACCAGTTCATCTCCCTTAAAAAACGGAGTTACACGATACATGCAGGGATTTCCTGTACTGTGCACGTAATCTGCAACCTCATTTTCAAAAGGAAGCATTCCCGTCACATTGAGATATCTGGTTCCTGTGATAAGATTTTTCCTGTTTGCATTCTCTCCAGTCAGCTGATACCCGATAAGATGGCAGCGATTATACAGATACCGGCCATCTACATTTTCATACTTTACAGTATGCCATCCTGTAGGCTTTACCATTCCGATCGCTCCTCGCTCTTCATCAGGCATCAGTCCCGGTATGATCTTGGATTCTGCATAACCGCAGCGCCCTAGGGAATCCAGTTCACTATAAAATTCGTATGCAGGTCCTTCGCTTTTTTCATCAGAAAAAGAGGGTATATTTCCATTGATCTCCACATATGGACTGCCGCTGTATTCTGGAATCTGATCCAGAGAAACAGATTCTGTCTGCCCTCCTGACTTCGTCTGGGATTGTTTCAGCAATCCTGCCACTGCATCGGAAGCGGATTCCGAAACATCTTCCCAGAGGATCTGCGCATTTTCTTCTATATATGTAAGAAATACCTGTCCGAAGATCCGGCTTTGATCTTTTACCTCTTTCAGGCTCCGCGGCGGCATCCAGCCATTACATACTGCAAGGATGACACACAGGATAATGGCTGTGAGTATTTTTCGCCTGGGCTGTTTTTTTCGTTTATATTTTCGCTTGTATGTAGGATAACGCTTCTTTTTCACGGGACCCCCTTACTTTTTTTGTCTGACAGATATTATATGTGATGCAGAGATTATTATAACCGCAATTCCAGTCAAAAAGCAACCATACATTCGGTTTTTACTGCGGTATAATTTATGAACAGAAATATTTTTATATGTTAAATTTCCTTTAACTGCCAGTGTATTATTTTATGGTTTTCACATACTAGCAATGTAACATCAAACCAAATAACAACCAAGGAGGAAATGAATTATGCCAAGTAACACTTCTTCTAACAAAGCAGTTGTACCGGAAGCAAAGGGCGCACTTGACCGTTTCAAATATGAGGTAGCAAACGAGCTGGGTGTTCCGCTTACAGACGGATACAACGGAAACCTGACTTCCAAACAGAACGGATCCGTAGGCGGATATATGGTCAAAAAAAAGTATTCAGAACAGCTCTGTTTACCCCGCTCGATTATTGACTTTTTTTTTACATCTCCGGTCTTTAAAAAGAACAGAATTTCGCACTCCTGCGGGCGCTTCGGATTCACTATTATTTTGTCCAAAAACTCACCCAGAACAGCTTTGGTAATATCTTCCGGGCCAATTCCTTGTAAATCATTTAATATCTTGCCGATTTCTTTTAATTTCAAATGGGAATCTTTATTGGCTTCTTCTTTTGATTCCAGTTCGGAAAGCTTATTGCTTATGTCTTGGATTTCATTCTTGAATTTTTCGTTTTTTTCAAGATATTCGGAGTTTGTTATGATTCCATCCAGATTAAGATCGAGAAGTTTGTCTTTCTTTTTCTCTAGCTGAAGAATCATATTTTTAAGCCGGTTTATCTCAGCCCTATCGTTGCTGAAGTCTATGTTCTTTTCGACCAAACTTATATATTTTTCAATAGCTGCTTGGATATCACCAGATTTGTTGATAAGGTCTGCAAGCATTATTTTTAATTCTTTCTCATGTATTCCGAAAGAATTGCAGCTCTGCGCTCCGTTTTTTATGCGATAACTACATACCCATCTTACATCTTCACGTCCTCTTGCAGTGCGTTGTTTCATCCAGTACGGTGCTCCATCATTACCGCAAAAGATATATCCGGTAAACAAATTGTTTTGCTTAAAAGATGTTCTGTGGGATTTGATCGCATCGCTCCGTGTTTGCATAATGACATTTGCCTTATTCCATACAGATTCATCTACAATCTGCGGAACATGGTTTCCGTCGTCTTTGTACATCGTCCATTCGTCCTCTGGCAAAAACTCTTGCTTTTTAGTGAACATATCGACAACTTTTACTTTACCGCCGCAATAATAACCTTTATATTTCGGATTCTTGATTATCTTTTTGATATTATCTCGACTGAGTTTTCCACCTTTGTAATTTCGATACCCTTTTTTGTACAGGTATCTCTCAATGGTGGATGTAGACCATTCTCCTGTAGAATACTTTTCGAATATTTCTTTTATCATTGGAGCTGTTTTGGGATCAACTGTAAGCTTTCCGTCTTTCTTGATGTAACCGTATATTCGTGATCCAAGAACTACACCGTTTTTTATCGACTGCGCATGTCCGAATTTTATTCGATTGGAGAGTTTTCTTGATTCATCTTGGGCAATTCCGGACATTATAGTAAGTCGTAACTCACTATCTTCGTCAATCGTATTGATGTTGTCGTTTTGAAACCATACACACACACCATACATCAGTAATTCTCTTGTATATTTTATGCTGTCTAGCGTATTTCTCGCAAACCTGGTAATTTCTTTCGTTACAATCATATCAATCTTTCCAGTTTTGGCATCTGCCATCATGCGTTGAAATTCATCCCTTTTCTCAGTTCTTATTCCCGATATTCCATTGTCAATGTACGCACCAACAAACACCCAGTTTTTATTTTGAGCAATGAAGTTTCTGTAATATTCATCCTGGTGATGTATAGAAACCTGTTGGTCTTCTGATTCTGTGCTTACTCTTGCGTAAAACGCCACTTTTAATTTCAGATCGAAAATACTGCAAGTTTTCAGTATTTCTCTAGTGCGATAAACGTTCATGCCCCGTTCTCCCTTCTAGTCGGAAGAGCAGAGATAAGATTATTATACCTTCAATCTCATCTCCGCTCAATAGTTTGGCTTAATTTTCAGAAAGAATCTCAATATCAATTTTTTCTTTCATTTCCCTGCTAATTAGTCCCTGAAGGTATATGTGTTCGTTCAACGCCAGTAATAACGCTTTGTTCATGTCGCACTCCTTTCTTTGACGAAAAGGTTCAAAATCCTTTTAAAACATTTTAGGCATATATTTCTATGTGAACTTATATAAAATGGATTCTAGTGTTTTTTAGTCAATCAATTACTTTAGTTTACAACAAATCAAATATATCCATTTGTCCTTTGATTTCATCTTCCTTTTCATCTGTGAAAAATTTGCAAGCAATGTAGTTTGGTTTCCAATCCACATCTCCATTGTAGTTCAGACACCTCGGATGCTTTCCAGGCCGGTACCGTAAACATTCATCGCATCTGTGATACGGATTTGTTCCGCCGGAATCTTTGTACATTGCGCTTATCTTAATCATATGGGTCACCCTCTTCAAACAAACTGTGCTTTCTCAAAATTTCCACTTCGTGTTCGCACAACTTTATCTGGCATTCATTGTACAACTGCCGTGCAAGAGCACCGATAGTCGGTTTTCCTTCATTTGCCTGATGCACATATTTGTTACTCTTTTCCACTACGTTCATCAGCTGTTCCGGTTCAAAGTCGTATGCTCTATGCAGTGCCAAAAGCAATGTTACACTGTTCTCAACATTCGCCCAGTCCTGTCCTTCCGTAAACCCTTGTTCGAAACCGGCGTTGTAGCTTTTCTCTCTTTCTTCTTCCCTTGCGTTTTCTACAACTTTGTTTAAAACGCTCACGGTTCTGCTGATCCCGTCTTCCTTGCCTTTCTGGTACGCTTTTTCAATCTCTTCATTTCTAGCCACCAGGACTTTCTCTCTGGATTCATCAAACATCCGCTGCATTCTTTCAAGCTTCGCAGCTGAATAAGGCATAGTTGCCGGTTTCCCTGTGAATTTTCTTTTTAACACCACGCTATTCATTTTGCCCCTCCCATGATACCTGCTATCATTTGCTGTTTCATCGTTTCCGCTATGTGCTCCCGGACAGATTCTTCCGGAAATGGGATCTCAAGTGACCGTTCCAGAATCCGGTTGGTGATACGTTCATCATAATTTAGTCGAGAAATACAGTAATTACTTGTGAAAATCGTGATTTTTCGGCTTGTATAGCGTCCGTCGATAATTTCATAGTATTTCTCATTTACCCAGTCTTTTTCGGTTTCTGTACCGAAGTCATCAATGATTAGAATATCCGCTCTTGCAAGTTCGTCAATCAACTGTTCTTCCGTTTTATCCGGGCTGTATCTTTTTCCCCATGTGGATTTGATCTCATCAAGGATTTTCATGGACGTTGAAAATTTTACCTGTTTCTGATGTTTTTCAATCAGTTCATTCGCCAAGCTGCATACCATCCGGGTTTTTCCAGAGCCTTTCGTGCTAGAGTAAAAATATAGTCCAATTCCCTGCTTTTGCATATCACTGATATTTTCCACCCAGTAGCGAACAGCTTTCGCAGCCTGCCTTATTGTTTCCCGGCTCTCCGGCAGCTGATATACTGCCGACCGAAAATTATTAAACATTGCATCCTTGTAGATGTCTGGAATCTCTGCAAACTTAAGCTGATTTCTATGAATCATTTTTTTGCGGATACCGCAGGAACACTCCTGGCAGTACGGAACTCCATATTGATCACGGCTCCAAACCCATCCGGAATCATCACATAAACGGCAATGTGTCTGAGTCTCCCTCATCACTGAGCGTTCCGAACGGGATAAGCGGCTCGACTTTTCTTTGAGTTTTTGCACCAGATCCATGTTTCCTGTCCCCATTGTAGTTACCCTCCAAAACCTTTAAGAAATTATTTGGTTTTACAAACCAGTCAAAAGTAATCATCCATCCATTTTTGTTTTCGCCTCTCAGGAAATCGCTGTGGCGGATGTTGTCCATAGCCTTTAAGAGATCGTCCATGCCATACTCTCTTATTCGTCCTTTGAGCATCTGGCATCTTTTTGATGCTGGTTTGATATCCCTGATAGGAGCAATGCCAACATCCTGTAATTTGTTCCACTCCTCAATAACACGTCGGACATCTGTCTGACGAATAGTATCTTTAGATACTATTAAATTATTATCTTTATCTATATCTTTATCTAATTCTATATCTAAACCTTTATCTATATCTGAGAGCGTCTTTGTTGCGTCTTTGTTGCGTCTTTGTTGCGTCTGCCGTCCCGATCGTTCTATTAGCCGAGTATCATCAATCGGATTTCCGCCCGTCAAAGAGTAGCTGCCGTTGTCCTTTAAAAGCAACATTTTCTTTTCGTCAGTATATGATGTTTCAGCATACCGATCTCTTGACAAAGTGTTGTGCATTCTCCAATGCTTAATTACAATCACGCCGTCCTCAAATGTAAGGACAAACCTTTTTGCGATTAATAATCGCAAGTCATCTTCACTTGCTCCTGTGATTTTCATTATCCTTTTTGGATTTCCAATGAATCCATCATCGTCCGCTCTCATGTTTAGATGAAAATAAAGACATTGTGTTGATAACGGCATATCCAAAAATGCGTCACTGTCAACAATTTTCATTGTGAACATTCTTTTATTTGCCAATTCTAAAATTCCTTTCTCCAATTCCTGGTTTTTCAAAAGTATTTATTTTAATCCAACTTCAATTCCATTGATTTTCAGTTCTCCATTTACCGGAATTACAAGAGATGGAACGCCGTTTATTTCTTTCAGTTCAATCAGAGCAATTTTATCTGGCTGGATGCAGATTGTTGCATCTGGTGTTACAATTTTTGCAGTTTTTGAATTATGAATATTGTCAAGAGCAACAGGCTCATTGCTGAAATACATTTCCCAGTTTTCTTTGAAATCCGACAACTTCTCGTCTGGAACTCCGCAATATCCAAAAATCTGTTCCATTTCATCACATGACACGGTTACCATCTCCGGGCTGTCTTTCTTCTGTTCTCTTACTTCCTGCAAAGATTCAACCAGACTTTCCGCGAAATTGAATGTTGTATTTCCTTCGAAATTATCCATGATAAAATCTGAAAAGACATTGATCTCGTTGCCGGGTATACGGGGAATTGGTGCGCCAAGAACGTTTTCAATGAAGTCGGGATGAATATTCTTTATGTTTTTGTTGAAATACAAGGTTCCATGAATATCAGTGCTTCTGTCATTGAATACAGGGAATAAGAATCCTGTTTCTGGTCTTGAGACTACCCAATCACGAATTCTGTCTTTGATGTTATTTTCAGCCACATCATAGCTAAGCCCAGCCTTTGAAAGATTTACTGGACAAATGCTGCACAGAATGTGTTCATAAATTTCTTCTGATGCATCGTGCATTTCGGTTCCATCAGAAGCTTTTCCTGGAATGTCATATACTGCATGAATGAGAACTATGTAGTAATTTTCGTGATAATCGTAATTTTCAATCACTTTGTCGTAGAACTCGTCCAAAAGCTCATCATTTTTAAGCTTACTTGCTCTGATCCGCATAAGAAATTCCTGTGTTCCACCCTCTTTTTCCTGTGATAATGGGAAATCAAGGTTCATAAGGTTTTTTCCAAGTCTGCCAGACATGGTTTTCTTGAAAATATCAAAATACTTAAACATTTCTTCCTCTGGAAGAGACAGGAATGCTTCTTTAATTTTGGTTTTCTTGTTCTTTTCTGCGTCCACATAACAACCACAAATGCGTGTGATTGTGCAATTGGCTGGAGTAAACTGTTTCTTAATTTCTGCGATTTCTTTCTTATTCATTCTTTTCTATCCTTTCTGCTTCTTCTGACTTCATGTTGATCCTCCAAGTTTTTAAACAACGGTTCTGCATATTCTTTGTAGGTTTCGTATTCCACTACGCCCCACGGATTGTCCCATTCGCAGCCTTTTTCGTTGCAATCGTCCATGTATTGATAGTCGCTTTTAATATGACTTCGACGTTCAATTACTTTATCCTCAATGGGCGTGCAAGTTGTATCTATCGACACTTCGCCGGAAGCATAAAACCATTTCTCGCATTCGGGACACAAAAACGGTGTGCCGGACAGCATATCGTTTGCATCTTCGCAGTCATAATCTATGCTGCTTTTGCAATATGGGCAGATCAGTTTGTCACTTGCATATTCTTCTTCAAAACCTGATGGTTCAACTTTTTCAAAGTCAATCCTGCGGATATGGTATTTTTTCTGAAATTCTTTAAGGTTCATTCTTATTTACCTACTTTCTACAAATCTTCTACTTCTGTCATGGTTTTATTATTTCCATGAAACTGCCGTTTCAGATTTTCTCGAACATATTTTTATTTATGCACGCTTGACACTTTCTACCTGCAACATTTTTCTGTCCGGACTTACATTCAATACAATTAGCCAACTCAAAATATTCTTTTTCCCATTTCAGAACATTATGAAAATCGAACGAACTATATCCTACGTGGTAATAATCCTCGCCAACTTTCTTGTATTTTAATTCAAAATATGGCTTGTCATCTACGATTCTAAAAATCTGTTCTAATTCCGTTACAATTTCCTTTTCGACTTCAACAGGAATACTTGCTTTTTCCATTTTATTCGCCATCCTTCTTCATCTCCTCCAACTGTTTTACTGCTTTTCTATAATCTCTATTCGCAGACCGGAACATCATCAAAAGTATTTCAGACACAGGCCTTGTCCGATTTCTTCGCTTTGCTTTTTTGATGCATGCAAGCTCATTGCCTTCTGCAATATATATCCCTACATCGTGTGGAATTTCTAAAGATATTATCGCACATACTGTTCCCGGCAAAACTAGATAATTATAATCTCCAATAAAATTCAATCCATGACCAGAGTGAAAGTCTTCAACAGATGACTTGATTTCATAGCAATAACAATCGCCTTTTTCTATCCCGGACACGCTATTATTCACCGGCACGAACCGCATATAATCCACCCTTACCGCATGATCTGTCGAATAATCGAATGTCACTTCTTTCGCCCAATAAATACGTGGATCATTGTGAGGATTTATTTTCTTTTCAAGCATGGCTGATAATTCTGCTGTAATCTCAGGTCTTGTCATTTTGAACCTCCTCCAACTTCTTCTCAGCTTCTTCACGGGTGAGGAACCATGTTTTCCCATATTCTACGTCAACGCAAATAACGTTTGGGACATGAATACTGTCTTTATCACACTGTACGAACCACCCTCTTTGTGAAAATACAATGCTGTAAACTTTTTGATGATACACTCTGTTATTTGCTTTGTATCCATTCAGGACATTTAGATCATAATTCGCTTTGCTCGGAATCTTATAAATATCATCACCGATTTTAACCGGCAATCTCACAAGCAAGCCCTGTTCTTCTAAGTCTTTGTAAGATTTTAATTCTTCCAGAAGTTCTGTAACATCTTTCAGCCAATACAATTCTCCATCTTCGTAGCAAGTCCCGTACGTTTTCTGGTGGTATGGGCATCCAACTGCATCCCTTCCACTAATCCAATCTTTTAAGTTCTCGCCAGTTCCACAGGTAATGCGTTTATATTTATCGTCTTCCATGTGCTTAAAATTCTCGTGATCCATATAGCAATCACCTTCTGCATCTTGACTGGAAATGCATTTAAGTGCTTTTATCATGTCTTCAAGTGTTAATCTCTCCATCTACTTAACCTCCTGTAATCTCATCAATACACTGGTTCCAGCCCTCCACAAAACCGGCATCAGATGCATTAGCCGGATAGTCTCCATTGTCTTTCTCTGGCAAATCCATAAGTGGACACCAATCAGGAATGGCTTCTGCTTCTTTATCAAGTACACATTTTCCCACAATCGGGCAATAAATATAGGTTTCCAGACTGTTACTGTGATTTTGCCCAATTAAGCAGGAAATGCAGCCATGCTCCGGCGTATCAATCACTAATACTGATTTACTCATTTTCTCCTACCTCTTTTCTGCAAAAATGCTCCGTACTGTGCAGGACTGATAACATCTTTCTTCTCTCTGGTAGCCAGTCCATATCCAAGTCTTCCATTCTTTTTATTTTCTTCTTTCGTAAACATGGTTGAAATGTCCTTGCCTTTACTCATCTGATTCCTCCTCAAGACAACAATACACTATTGGATAGCCAGTATCGCAATCACAATTGTTACAATTAATGTCTTCCAATGCTTTACTTTTTGCTATTTCCTCGGCTTTTTCTTTTGTATCAGCTTCAATATCGTCATAATCAATTGATAAGCTCACACCAACACTTACATACCATTTACTCATCTGATTCCTCCTGTAATAATTCTGGATTGTCAAAAATATTTCCAATAACTTCATCTTTGTATAGACTCCATCTCATTAATCCAAAATATGTAAAAATCGGTGCGTTATATTTAATAACACCAATTTTAGTTTCATCCTGCTGTGTGAATCGTAAAATGTCATTTTCCCAAATCTTCTTACCGTTCTTGTCACAAAGCCCCGTGAACTGGCAGATGGTTTCTGGGTCGATTTCCGCATATTCCCACACATTATAACTATCAGCGTGGAAGATTAAATGTTCTTCATTGCCTAAAAGGTCATATCTTTTCTGATAATATCCCTCGATCCATTTTCCATTATCTTTCCGCTTTGCCTTGAAAAGAATTTCTCTCATTCAACTCCACCGCCTTTCACGATTTTGATTGCAAATTCAAACGCATCAGTTTCACCCTCGAAATACTCTGATGTATTTTCTTTCTGTAATGCAGTAGCTCTTGCCTTTCTTGTTTCCAACTGCTCAACAACTTCATCCACATCAAAAGCCGTCAGCTGTTTGTTAACACAATCAATAAATTCCTTCTGGTCGGAACTAATGCTATTTCCAATATCCCATATTTTAATATATTCAATTAAATCGTCCGCATCAATCAGTCTGCTCATCTACTTCGCCCTCTTTCTCATTGAAAACCAAGTCAACTCTAATCACATCCGTTTCTATCGCTGAAAGGCAGCTTACTTTCAAGTTATAAAATGGTTTCAGCAGCTTCGAACCGGCATTGAATGTATCATAATTATCCCAGTTTCTTCCCGGGTGGCATATCTGGATTTTTATGTCACTTTCTGGATCACCGCCAATTGCTACTATTAAATCAATTAACTTCATCTTCTATCCTCCCGTTCATACATGTTTGCGTTTTTGCTTTTCCATTCAGCAAACGTCTCTATTTTCGCACCTAATGGTCGTTTAGAAATTACATAACGTCTCCAATATTCTTTCCAGATTTCTTCCGGCCCAAGAGCATTAAATCTTATACAATCAAGTTTCGCACTATTTTCCGTACAATATTCCAACGGCGGCAGTAGGGGTAATTGATAGCCCACTTCGTAAATTGCAAATCCGTATCTTCCAGGAGCAGTATAGTATCGAAGCAATCCATTTTTTAAAAGATATTCCTTCGGATAAATAGACTTGATTTCACTCATCTCCTTCCCACACTCCCAACAACCGCATTCTCTCATACAGTACAGCGACGGTCTTGCGTCTGTATCCGTAGAAGTCTTTCGGGTTCATCGGGATATATCTTTCTTTGCTGATTTTTCTGTAACTTTTCCGGTGTAGGATATTTTCAATAACCATATCCGCTATCACCGTGTTCTTCGGGCAAGCTGACAAGGCGGCGCTGGTAAGCAGGTATCCGTACTTTGCCGGGAAGTCTTTCAGCATCGTATTCAGTTTTTCAATATCCTCTGCCGGAATACCGTAGTCTTTCAGTTTTTTATTCCTTGTCAGCATACCGTTCTCCTTTCTAATCGTCTGGGTGATGCTTGTCGTACATGATCGCTGCACATACAATACCAGTCGCTCCGAATATGGTTCCAAGGGCGAATACTAATAAGAATGTAATCATGGCTCATCCTCCTTAACGTATTCTTCGCAATCTTCTGCGTATTCGTAACTGTCCATCATGTCGCACCGATTATCACAACCGCCTTGCTTATCGCAGCAAATGCAGCACGTTGTTTCACCGTCAGGGCATTCGTTTTTGCAATATCCCATTTATTCCTCCTCGCGCATTATTTCTTTTACACATTTTTCACAGTAACAACCTTCAAACCCCTCTATTTTATACAGAAAGCACATCCAATTTGCGTTCCAGATTCCCTTGTCATTGCATCGTTTACAGCTTCCCTGTCCCTCTCCTTGGCATTGTGTTATTTTTACCATGTTCAGCCCTCCTTATACGGTGCTGGAAGTGGTTGCCATGCTGTGACTTTCCAATATGACCTAGCACCAGTTAGCTCCCAGCGTTTCAACTTGCTTTGAAATTTCGCATAGGTTGAACGATATATTCTTCCGTCCATGCAAGTCACTTGATACGTGCCGCTTGCTTCCGGCAATCTCTCGCCGACCGAAATCCAACCATTTTCTTTCTCGTCCTGTTCAAGATCATTCAGAAGCTGCTCAATCATATCTTGAATAACTTTGACATACAGCCCAGCGTATTTGTAGCAGTCCGAATATTTATCCTTGTACTGCTTTAATCTATCTTTGATATGACTCATTCTTCCACCTGCTACTAAAAACATATACAAATGTATATGCTAGATGATTCGCTACAATCTCACAATTTGTAGTTACTGCTTCATCGTGTATGCTTTGGTGGTCGCAAGTGACACACTACTCACAAGTTCTTGTACACTCCGCAGTCGTAAATTCCCGACTAAGCCATCGGTACATACCTATAAATTCTTTTTTATTGATTAGATATAGGCTCATCTAAATAGCTTTTCCTTTCTAAAATTTTGTTTTTTTGCCATTTGGTTTTTATGGACTTCTACCATTACTCAATCATTACCATCAAGGTTCTACCCTATAGTTAGCAAGACTGTTTCAACTTGCACTGGCTTATCTTTCCTATGATTTCAGTGGTTTTAAGTTACCAACTAATACTATGGATTTTAAGTATCTTTGAGTATGTTTACTCACGTTTGATAATATATTTAATTACTTAAATTTCCTTCTTTTTGGCCAAAAGCAGCCGGATACTATCGTCTTTCTGATAGCCGAGATGCTGCATCCGCGTCAGAAACTGACTGATCTGAAGCTCTGCCAGTTCACTGCGCACCTGTTCAATCAAAGCAGTATCTTCGGTGACCGTCCGCCCGCTGGTGCGGCGCGTGACAATCAGACCGGTACGCTCCAGCTCGGTGAAGGCTTTCTGCATGGTGTTCGGATTGACGCTTGCCTGTGCAGCGAGGTCGCGGACACTGGGAAGCCGGGAGCCGGGCGGATAGAATCCGGATACGATTTCATGCTTGAGCCGGTCAACAATCTGGGCGTAAATAGGTCTGTCTGAATCAAGTTCCCATGGCATGTGAACACCTCCTTGCCTGTATGATTGATTTAATACAATAATACTTAAGCGAAACGCATTTGTCAATCCCTTGCGCGATATTCGGAAATAGGGTAATATAAAAGGTAAGACTATTGGAAATGACCGCCTGATCGGGAGCGTCCCGGCAGGCAAAATTGTGCAGAAAGGGGAACGCAAGTGAGAAGACTGGAAGAGCAGATTCTGACAGAAAAATACCGCAGAATAGAAGGAAAGCTGACGTTTTCTGTCCGGCTGGCAGAGCTGTCTGTTGCGCCGGGGGAAGCTGCAGAGGGCGCGTTTACCATTTTTGCATCACAGGAAGAAATCCCGGCACAGGGTTATGTCCTGACAAAGGATGAGCGGATGGAGTGTAAAACGGAGTGGTTCAACGGCGTGCAGGAGAAAATCGTGTACCGATTTTGTGCAGACGGGCTGCAGGAGGGCGACAGCCTGCAGGGACAGTTCCTGATCGTATCGGACTACGGGGAATACACGTTGCCGTGGAAGGTGACGGTGCGCAGAGAGGCGGCAGCAGGAATTGCAGGAAAAGTCTCGACGCTTGCCGGATTTACAGAGCTTGCGCGCACGGACTGGAAAACGGCGGTACAGTTTTTTTACAGCAAACCGTTTGCAGAAATCTGTAAAAAAGAAGGCGAAAAGACCTGGCTTTTGTACCGGGGGCTGTCCGCCGGATACTATAACAGCTCCAACGTCGAGACATTTCTGGAAGAAAACGGCTGCAAGCAGGCACTGACCTTTACTGCTGCTAAACCGGAAATTCAGGTCAAAGATGTACAGGAAACGGTACGGGAAGAGCTGCAGATTTTAAAAAATGGCTGGGGACCGGTCAGCCTGAAGGTACAGACAGAGGACGATTTTTTGTTTCTGGAAAAAAACAGAATCGGGGAGGATGACTTTTTAGGCAATCTCTGTCGCCTGCCGGTTTATATATCGGAAGAAAAGCTCCATGACGGGAAAAATTTCGGGACGGTGACGGTTTCGTGGAGCCGGGGCAGCTTTTTGGTCGGTGTCACAGCGACCCGCCGGAAAACGGGGCTGTCTGCGGAAACCGAAAAAAAGAGCCGCCAGAAAAAATATACGATCCGTCTGACAGAGCTTTATTTAAAGCTGCGCGCAAAGCAGATCGACCTGGCAGACTGGCAGGAAAAGGTGCGGGAATGTGTGGAAGAACTGGCTGTCCTGGATCGGAAAAGTATCGTGCCAAAGCTTTTTTCCGCACAGCTGTTATTGACGGAAAATAAAACAGAAGAGGCCGGCTGGATGTTAAAGCAGCTGCGCCCGATGCTGGAGGGAGAAAGCCCGGCGGTCGTCAGCTATTATCTGTATCTGACGACACTATACGATAAGCGCGAGGAATATGTGAAGCGTGCCGCCGCGCGG